CCGTCTGTGCATATTTACAGGGACAAGCATCTTTGGCCCCAATTAAACCCACTGACTACCAGCGCGGGCGATCCGGAGATAGCATACCGGATTTTTCCGATGTCAAAGGCCAGGAAATGGCCAAAAGAGCTCTGCTGGTAACCGCCGCCGGCCTGCATAATCTGCTGCTCATCGGCCCGCCCGGGAGCGGCAAGACCATGCTGGCCCGCCGGGTCCCCGGTATTATGCCGGAGATGAGCCGAGAGGAGGTATTGGAAACCACTCGCATTTATTCGGTTGCCAATCTGTTAAATCCCGATTTTCCTCTGGTGGATGTTCGTCCTTTTCGCGCCCCTCACAAAAACGCCTCATCCGCCAGCATAATCGGCGGCGGGAAAATTCCCCGCCCAGGAGAAATAAGCCTGGCTCAGAACGGGGTGCTGTTCCTGGATGAATTCCCCGAGTTCAACCGCGACCTTTTGGAAGCCCTGCGTCAACCTTTGGAAGACAAGGTGGTAACCGTGGCCCGTGCTCAGGCCACCCATACTTACCCGGCCAATTTTGCGCTGATTACCTCAATGAATCCGTGCCCGTGCATACCTAAAGTACAAGAAAGCTGTTTCAAGGTGAATGTAAATATGAAGGAAAACTATCCCGAGGATACCTTTGGACAGAGGCTCCGAAAGGCACGGTTGTATAAAAATTTGCAAGTGCAGGAACTGGCAGTTAAAGTAGAGTTGGAGCCACACACGATAAGCAACTGGGAGAATGACAAGTACTATCCCAGGCAATTTGACAGGGTGAAGCGGGTTGCAGATGTACTGGAAGTCACAACGGATTATATAATTGGCCCACTGCCTGAGGATTCTAATTTTGGAGAAAGGCTCGTTTACTATCGCAAATGTAGGGGCTTAAGCCAGGTTGCCATGGCTGAGCTTCTTGAGGTCGTTCGGGAGACTGTTGCAGATGCCGAGAAGGGAAAGGCCAAACCATATATCAAAGCTAAACTAAAGGAATTAGACCCTGAGTATTTCGGGGATGTTTGACTCCAACATTTTAGTCAGGATGCCGTTCCAATTGTTCAATGTGCCACAACTGAAGATACTGTAATTCCATAAGCATAACCTGCATCCGCTTCTTATTCCGCCGATCTGCGGCCAGATCGATCTTTTCTTTCAGTTGATAGATTTCCCGTTTCGTCTCCTCGATGGCCCGCTCTAATTCTTCCCGTGTCATTACCGCCACCAGAAGAGAGAAGCGATGGTGAACCCGTTTGCATGCACCACCCCATAGGCCAAGGCTAACCATACAATGACACTAAGGCCAATACCCCAACGGTCAGATCTTGTTAGTTTACGCCAAGCCAATAATAAATAAAGTAAGACTATCAGGGATGCCAGGGCTAACGCTATCAGCATTACGAAAAAAGCCAGTGACCCCTGCGGATTTAGCATACAAATTACAACAATGATAGCCAGGATGATAGAGACAGTAGATAGCACCGAAAGGTCTTTGTTTAGCAGTTGCCAGAGCTTACTCATTCATGATCACCAACCTGATTTGTTGCTTCTTATTAATACTACATGGGATTTGGTAATTCCTGCATGAGCAAAAAAGGCTATGGCATTCCCATTCGACGTGGCCGCGATGGCCTGCTGGAGCTCTTCGCGGTTCATATCATCACCTAATATTTGTTTTAGGTCTTTTTTTTCTGTTTCACGAGAACTTTTGCTTTAATACGGATCAAATATTTATCATCTTCTTCACCTGGAAGCCTAATGCAGTTCATATCGTTTCCCATTTCTTCAATTTGCGAAGTATTAGGAATACGTTCGTTTTCTTGAAACCATTTTAATGTCTTTGCTTTGCCATTTGAATATAAATAGGCAATATATTCTGGGAGATAATACTTTCTTGCCAACATGTATAACATAATAATTACTATTGTTGCTGCTATTGTAAAATAAATAAATACTCTATTCACAGTGATAGGTTTTATATAGAATTGAAGTAATTGAAAAACAAATCCTAATAATATTAGAAGTAACCCATACATATTGGTAAAACGTGTTTCTCCGACATCCTGATAATCTATGGCTCCATAAGGTGATGGACCCCTTACTTTTTTAAATATTGACCAAAAAGCTATTATTGCTGCTCCAATAGTCGTTAATACTGTTCCATAAATCGCACAGAACTTGGCACCTTCCATTAAAACACCCCTCCTTTTCCATATTATACAATAGATATTTATTTAGCCTAAACCACAAAAAGCCGGGGTCTCCCCCGGCTCATTTCTTCGATCTGTATACTGCGCGACCATCCCTATTCCAGTTTCTTGGCCTTGGCCGCTTCAGAGACTGCCTTTTCAGATATAGACTTATCTCGCAGCTTCCCGGCTGCAGCCGCAACCAGGAATGAGTTGCAAAAGGACAGCGCATAGGTGCGCCAGTCGGTCGGATTGGCCCCCGCTGCAATGTTGGCCACGGTCAAAATACCAAAGCCGACCAGTGATGCAAATAGATCCGTTCCCCACTTCCACCATGATTCAATCAGTCTCCCGGTATAGAGCACGATCAGAAACGTCAGCATGGCCGCGCCGCCCAGGGTGATGAGTGTCGCCCATGTAAAAAGGGTATCTTCTGCCATCGTTTTTCACCTCCCCTACTTAAGGATCGCTTTGAAATTCCTATTCAACTACTGCCGTGTTACTGTCTGCATCCCAGGTAACTCCGAGCCCTAAAACATCTGTAATTGCCCGGACAGGAACATAAGTATGGTTGTTGAGCACCAGGGGAATTAAAATCTTACTGGCAACTGCCACCTTAACATACTCAGTTTTAACTACGTCGGCGGTGACAGGCAATATCTTGGCCGTGTTGGTATCGCCATCCCATTCCACTACATGCCCCAATGCTTCACCAAAAGCGCGGACCGGAGTGAACGAGGAACCGTTTACGCTTATGCCGGCCAGGACAATATCTCCGACCCGAACATTCAGGGGCGGATATAGCAGGTCGGCAAACAACCTCGACCAGGGGAAGTCCGGCCCAGGATCGTTCGGTCGATTCATCCCGTCTATGCGGCAGTGACCGATAATATGATTCCAGTCAATAGGAATGCCACATTTTTCAACCAGCTGCCTGATCAGCCAGAGGCCAGCCTGGTATTGTTCCTCGGTCAGTTCTCCGCCTGATACGCATTCGAACTCAATTCCGATCGTATACCGGTTCGGATTTGTTCCGTCGTAAAGGTCCCACGTCGGATTAGCTACTGCCCCCGCGTGCCAGGCAGTGTTTTCATCTGCCACAAGCTGATAGACCTCCCCGAGCTTGGTCACTAGGTAGTGCGCACTGGCCTGGGCTGCAGAGTTGCATAGCCAGTTCAGGCAGCCGCCCATTAAGCCGGCTGTGATATGCAAAACAATCGCCTCGGGCACTCTGCCCCTGCGGCCAGTTGAGAAATTCGGGCTTAAGTTTTCTAATATTTCCATGATCTTCCCTCCTATTTATAGAACCGGATCTGCGTCGGGTTCTCGGGGAGCCACTCCACCACATAGCCCATGTTCTGGGATATAAAGCGGAACGGCACCAATATGCGGTTAGTTTCGGGATCAGTCACCGGGGCACAGTCCAGTTTGACCTCCACTCCATCCACCAGGGCCACGGTCTTGTCCAGCCATAAAAACCCCTCTTTGCAGCCGACCGGAGCAATGATTATATCGGTACCGGTCCAGGCCTCGTAGACGTACCAGCCGCTGTCAACATTCTTCGTGGTTAACCACTCATAGGGCAGGTAGGCATATCCGTTTTCGCCCCAGCCTGTACCCCAGGAATTGCGCAGGATAAGCCTGTTCTTCTCGGGCTGATCCCCAACTATGCCTACTGCATGGCCGCCGCGGATAGTGCCATTTGGCAGGGGCAGGTTCCCGTCGGCATCCGGCTCGAAGTTTTCACACACCAGCAGGGCCATGACGAAGGGGCCTGCTTTCAGAGCCAGTCGCATGGCTGCCAGGGCCTGACTCCGGTTGGCATCAGTTCTCGCGCATATGCGGGCGTAGGACGCTATCTTGTACGTCTCCGCATTTGCCTTGGCATCGTCACTCACAGACGGGACCTTCCCTTCTGGGAGGCTGGCCAGCGTTGAGTACGGCATGACTTTCTCGGTGCATACACCGTACTTCTGCAATATCTGCATGGCCGCCTTGATCGAAGTCCCTTCGGTGGAGGGCAGCCCGTCGACCTGTTTGCACATGCTGTACAGGAATGCAGCGGATAATCCTCCTTCGGGGTAGTCAGACTGTGCCAGTTCATGATAGGTTTTCAGCGTCCAGGCATCAGCACAGGCCACACAGCTTCCCCTTTGCCCCTGGTCAAAAACGTCCGGCATCATAGGCCGGTAGTCTATTTCCTTCGGTTCGGAGTCCGCCGCAATTCCTGCGCAGGCAAACAGTTGAAAAATGTTGTAATCCCGAGCATCGTATCTCGATGGTTGACAGTTAAGTTTATGTCCTTTGAATTCTCCCATAATAAAACCCTCTCCTCACTTTCCTATTAAGACAAACATGACGAGACCGGTCAAAAGGGCCGACCCTATGCTGCCAACCACCAGCGCCCATTTGGGTACGCCGGTGGCCTTTTCTATCTTCGTGTTCATGCAAGAACGGCAAGCGGTACGGGTTTCCTCGCACTCTTTACGGCTCGGTGGCGAATTCTCAACCAGCTTATCCAGCCTTTCGTGAATGCGTTTAATAGCCTCGCATTGCTCAGCCCTAAATGTTGAAATAGAATCCATTATGGATGCATATACGTCCGGTGGCAATCACATCCCCTCCCCCAATAAAATAGCCGCCCCGAAGAGCGGCATTAGTGCCAATTATTATGATGATCCTTTCCTGATAAGCGCTACAATTATTGCTGTAAATGCAATAAGCCATGTTATGACTTGGTAGATATTGAGCCGATTGTCCTTTTTTGTTTCCTCCTTGATGCTACATTTAGTATGATGTTGAGCGACCATGCTCTTTAGTTCCACAACATCTTCACGTAGCCCATTATAATCGCGAATTAACACCTGCGTTTTGCTGAGTTCAGCGTTCGTTCGTTCTAGTCCTTTGCTTAGCTCAAGCATCATTTCATATAGTTCTTTATTAGAATACCAATCCCCCTTTGTCTCTTCACCCAAGCAGCATCACTCCCCTACAGAGTAAATGTAGCAACACTCAAAAAGCAGTATTAGAAATGGAATTTTTGTTTATGAAGTCCTCGCCTTACCATTATATGGTTGCTATCGAACAAGGGTTACTAGGAACTATTATTTCTCTCTCTCTTCTCTCCATCTGCTTAGCCATTTCTTTGATGTCTGCTCCAGCCTTCTCCTCTGATATAGGCCGCGACAATGCATCGCAGACCTCATTCATGGCCATGCGGGCTTGGTGACCCTGGATAGGCACCTTGTCCAAGAATACCCCTAAGTTTCTTACGACCTGGTCGCTTAGTTCATACTTTGCCAATTTGATCCCCTCCCTATATGTCGATTGCGTCTTGGAATTCGGCCAGGCTCTTCAAGAATTCATAGGCCTGGTGGACTACGTTCCCGCCAGCGTCCATTGCCGCGCAGGAGAAATACTCGTCAAATACTGGACTGGGTAAATCCGGGGGGGCCATCTCAATTGCTACCCCATTGTAGTTTTGAATTTGAAGTGGGCTCTTGCCTGCGTCTCGGGCGGCCTTGGTTAGGTATACTCCAACCGCAACGTTAAAGGTTTTATTGGTGTAGTCCAGTCCAACCGCTAAAACCTTGTAATACGCGGTTGTTTCCAGTCCCGAATCAAAGGTGATTTCTTTTTGTAAAGCCATAATGTCCTCCTTCTACACTGCCGTCCAATTCGTTCCATCGCTTGATTTTTCTAAGACGCCGGTGCTGCTAGTCCTCAGTAAATTATAGTAAGTGCCTGTTGAATCCCATATTTTGTAGTAGTAGCCTCCGAGAGATGGCACCCAGCCCCAGCCATTCACAAGAAGTGGCCAGTTCGCATTTGGATCTACTCCTATTCCTACGTTACCATTTAGTTTTGTGTTACCTTCAACGTGGAGAGGAAAGGACGGATTTGTTTTTATGCCTACATTGTCATTAATCTCCACATTAGAATCTGCTTCGATCACGATGTTACCAAACTTCTTAAGAACAATTTTTGTATTATAGCAAGTCAAATATAGGCCCATGGGAGATTCACTGAATCCAAGTCCAGCTTGTGCAGCACCATAAGTGGTGTCCAGAAACCACATAGCAGCACCATAGGTAGGGTCTGCCCAAATGTTCATACGAGGTTTTCCATTACTATCGTTGACCGTTAAGTCACCAGTCATTTTAGCCAGGCCACCTTGTGTTACTCTAAACGGCGCGGTCGCCCTATTGGCATAGGTAGCCCCGGCCCAGAATCGGACGTCAGTATCCGCGCTACCAGTTCCGCTGATTCCTGCAGTGTTGGTTCCACTCCCTACGGTTACTGAACCGAGGAAATTACCGGCATTGCCGGTTATAATCGGCGACTCAACGGATGCCCCAGTGATTAAGGTTGTTGATATATAGGCGCTTCCAGCAGAACCTGCGCTTCCCGCGCTGTTTGCATATCCAGAATTGGTGGCCCAGTCAATAGTGCCTGTAAGGTTTACCCCCGTTGCAGTCAAAACGCCTGCCGTACTCACCCGAAACGGCGCTATTGTTGGCACGCTCGACCCAGCATAAAACGCTATATCTCCCGTGGCAATTCCCCTGGTGTTCCCCGCGAGGCCTAGTTTGAGCCCATTTGTACCGTCTATCGTCCAGCCGCCGATCGTGCCTGAGTTTGCTTTCAGCGCCCCGGTCATGTCCACGGAGAATGGAGCCGCTGCAAATCCGGCGTTACCCAGGTGGATTCCAGACGTGCTGGCCTTGAAAACGGAGTCATCAGCCCCGATGGTCATCTGGACACCCTTCAGGGTGCCAGCTGTAACCAGGTCTGCCGTGAATCCGCTACCTTTGCCAAAGGTGCGCCAGTCCCAGACGCCTCCATCCTTGTGATCGGCTATAGCCAGTATCCCCGGCCCCAGGTACAGCGCGCCGTAGTCCGGGCTATCCGCTTGTACATTTTCAAACAGCAGTCCCTTGCCTTCGACAACCTGAGCCGTGGCATATGCTCCAGAGGCCACCACCTGGTTTTTCAAGGTATCGATAACGCCGGACAACCAGTATGTGTTCAGGTTCCCGGATGGGGTCGTCACCTTTTCCACGGTCTTCTGTGTACTCGTGAAGCTGGCCAGCAGGTCGCTGGTGTCGGCCTGGACATTGGCCAGTGTGACTGAGCTCCTCCATGGCTCATATGGGTATTCGCTATACTTTGTGATTCGGACTTTTACGTCGATTCCCAGAACTTCGTCTACGACGGTGATGTCGTCCCCCAGGGCGAACTCCTCCAGGTCCCCGTATTCGGTGAGGGACTTCAACTCGACTACGTCCAACTCGTAGCTAGCCGCCGGGATGTCGACTGTGGGCAGATATTCCTGGGCCTTGGCCAGCAGCTCATTCTCGTCCTCGACTTCCGACCAGCGAACTATGCCCACCTTGGGGCGGCGATAGAGGTCGATATACTGGCTATCGATGTGTTTTTTCCCGGTCGGATTGACCAGGATGATATCGATATCATCTACGCCATACGGGATCAGCCGCGTGATCATATCTTTCGTAGACACGTTCCGCGCGATGCTTTTGATATTTTTGCCATAGCGGAACTGCACCCCGGTGTCCGACCCGCGCCGGTTGAGCAGGTGGATCGTGAAGTTGTCGCGGTAGAGCTCCCCTCCGCACTGGCTTATGATCTCAGTTATGACTTCGATCGGGTTCGTGTCGTCCAGCTGAATGTAATCGGCCAGCGTGGTCGGTTCCACTGTCCCGATCGTGAACTCGCAGCCGGATATATTTATGGCAGCGGCCAGTGCATCAGCGGGCGTGTCCCCCTCCAGTTCAATGGTCTCGATATATTCGTCCAGCAGAGCATAGAAGATATGCTCGCAGCTGACATTCAGCAGCGCCTGGTCGTCATGGTTGGCCTGGATCTCTTTGATGACGAACAGTTGCCCCCCGGGGGCCTCTATGATATTCTCCACGACCACGTCGCTCACTTTAGGGTCGGTCGCGGCTATTGAGAATGTCAGGGTATATGCTCCATTGATTTCCTCTGTGAGGCAAACATCCAACGCGTTTTCGAGTAGTCCGAGTCCGTAGCTCAATATGATTCGCCTCCTTTAAAATGAAGTGGCCTTCTTGTCGAAGACCTTGAGATAGACTCTGCTTTTTGACTTGTGGAGCGCTTTGGCGTTTCCGATTACTGTTGCCGCGCCCAGGATATTAGCCGCTGCCGGTAGCCTGAATAGCGCTCCCGCTGTAACGGTTGCCATGGCGGTTATTCGTACCGCAGTATACTTCCGGAGAAGGCTATCCGAAGACACACTCCCCTGTCCAGTTATACTCCCGGATGTGAATTTCCGCTGTAGGGTGGATGCCTCGACGATGGCAGTTCCCTTTATGTCCGCCTGGACCAGCTTGGCTTTGATGGCATTAGCTTCTACATTAGCACTCCCGGCGACATTGGCCCCAGCCTGTACACGAAATTTTGTCTCCCCGGTCAAAGTAGCGGTTCCCAGAATAGAAGCAGTTCCCAGGATCGCAATTGAAGCATTGGCTCCCAGGATCGCGCTATCTTGTATATCGGCGGCAATGGGTACCCCTATCTCATTAAACTTGATGCCAGTATTAAATTTTAACCGATGATTAAACTTAGCCAAAAAATACCCCCTTTCTGGAAGTTAAACCAGTGTTGTTATTGGAACTTTGCCGAATTTATAAATAGTTACGTATAAACTACCGTCATGAGCAACTGCTAAATAATTCCCATCAGGACTAAATGTTACTCCAAAGCCCGCGTTAGTAGGCGAAGTTGCTGGATTTAATAATTTCGTAAATACATTCCCGCTTCTAGAATAAATGGCTATATAAGGGAAAGAAATATGAGCAACTGCTAAATAATTCCCATCAGGACTAAATGCTGCTCCGTAACCTGTTCCAGTAGGCAAAGTTGCTGGATTTGAGAGTTTCGTAAATACATTCCCGCTTCTAGAATAAATGGCTATATAAGGGGAAGAAGTATGAGCAACTGCTAAATAATCCCCATCAGGACTAAATGTTACTCCATAGCCCGTGTTAGTAGGCAAAGTTGCTGGATTAGAGAGTTTCGTAAATACATTCCCGCTTCTAGAATAAATGGTTATATAAGGGGAAGAAACATGAGCAATTGCTAAATAATTCCCATCAGGACTAAATGCTGCTCCGAAACCTGTTCCAGTAGGCAAAGTTGCTGGATTTGATAATTTTGTAAAAACATCTCCACTACGAGAATAAATAGTTACATATGGACTTGTATCATGAACAACTGCCAAATAATTCCCATCAGGACTAAATGCTGTTCCAAAGCCTATTCCAGTAGGCAAAGTTGCTGGATTTGATAATTTTGTAAAAACATCTCCACTACGAGAATAAATAGTTACATATGGACTTGTATTATGAGCAACTGCTAAATAATCCCCATCAGGACTAAATGCTGCTCCGTAACCTGTTCCAGTAGGCAAAGTTGCTGGATTTGAGAGTTTCGTAAATACATTCCCGCTTCTAGAATAAATGGCTATATAAGGGGAAGAAGTATGAGCAACTGCTAAATAATCCCCATCAGGACTAAATGTTACTCCATAGCCCGTGTTAGTAGGCAAAGTTGCTGGATTAGAGAGTTTCGTAAATACATTCCCGCTTCTAGAATAAATGGTTATATAAGGGGAAGAAACATGAGCAATTGCTAAATAATTCCCATCAGGACTAAATGCTGCTCCACGCCCCGTGTTAGTAGGCAAAGTTGCTGGATTTGATAATTTCGTAAATGCTTTTACTAACATTCCCCTTAATCCATTTGAAAGCGTTCTTTTTCCTAACTGCATTAGGCATCCACCTCAATTCCCCAAATGGAATAATCCATATCGTCAGTAACTTCTCCAAGTATTTTTATTGTTTGGGTAGCAGACACAGGTATTTCCAAACCAGAATTAATTATTGCGTCATGTGTTGGTACAGTTGTTTGATATGCTAACCGTTTGTCATTTAGTTTTAGCGTGAAGTATTTGTCTACGCTATTGGCATTGCTTGCCCAAAACCCTTGCAGGATCAAGCATTTGCTAGAAGGCACCGTATAAACTGTAGTCTCGCTCGTTGTAAGTGTCCCGTCCCATTGTTTAAGAGTATCAGCCACTATATCTCACCCCCATTAAGTTGCGTAGATTGATTTTTCCAATGGTTCCTGACTGCCCTTTCACATAGGTAAAGCTTGCCGTGACCGCATCCGTGGAGGTAAGCCGGGGACTGAAAACTACAGCGCCGCCGCCATAGTCGATTGTAAACCCACTTGATATTACCGAGCCGTTTTTCTTGATCACGGGGGCCGGGTCAGCTACCCAGTTCCGTTTCCCAGCTATTTGATATATTCGGTATCGGTCTGAGTCGGATATATTGACCTCGGTCAAGGCCTGGTCGGTAACGGCAACCACTTGCATGTCCAGGACGGTTTCCATTTTTCCTACCGCTTCCTGGAGGCCGCTGATCAAATATGAATCTATATCACCGGATACAGGGTCTTGCCAGTTTGTTTTCATGGCTCATACCTCCTACGCCAGCGTCACGGTCAGTTGCGCCGCCTTGAAAATCAGCTGCGTTCCGGCATCAACTGCCCGCGCCGTGGTGAGCTCCCCATGGAAGAGCATATTCCCCGAGCCCTCAACGTCGCTGTCCATGATCCCGATGTGGGTCACAGTCCCCCATGCTGCCCCGGCCTCTGGGAATTCGATCTGGGCTGAGTTTGATGCTTGCCCGGTGGTCTCTGTGGTCAGGGCGGTGAACGCCACTGCCTGCCGGGCATAGAGGGTGCCGCCTGCGGTAGCCACCTCGTTGGTAAGGTCGCCCGTGTCCGTGGGGTCCGCTGTGAAAAGGGCCACATGCACCGTTTCCGGTGGAGTGTAAGGAGTATTCTTTAATACGTGGTTCGCTATTTTTCTCTCAAGATAATCCGTCATCCCCATGGTTATAACCACCTCTCCCTATATTTGATTTGCAGGCTGCAGCCCGTGCTCATTGTCACTTCGTTTTCACCCGGGTATAGCACCGGCCAGTCACCGGACACACTCCCCAGGGCGTTTACTCCCGTGATCGTGGCCTGGTAGGTTTCGCAATTGATCACCAGGCTCTGACCGGCTGCCAGGGTGCCCGTGTAGATCAGGGTCTTGTCCTCGACCGTGATAGATGGATTTGTCATGTCGCTGGTCGCCGTGATCGTTATGACCGGCAGCGCCTTGTACGTTCCGGCGTAGGTGATCGTCTCGGGAGCCGTGGTCACCGTCTTGCTGAAGGTGCTTTCCGCGACTGAGTAGGCCAACGGTTCACACCGGAAGTCGACGGTGAATTTCCCCAGAGCCGCCGTCTGCTCCAGGTCCAGCTGGTTGGACACCCTTGCCATATAGTACAGGCCGGGCTCATCGTCGAACACCAGAGCCTGCCGGGTGGCCGAATAGAGCCAGGCCGCTATCCTCCGCGCCAGTATTCGCAGCTCTGGAAGTGTATTTGCTAGCGCTGAAAACTCCACCTCTATGGTTCGATCTTTCATAGCACCCGCAAAAAGAATGCTGCCGTCCCGGCCGGGAATATCTACATATTCGTCGGCGGTTTCCGGCAGCAGGACCCGGTTTTTCGAGAGCATGACCAGGCCAATATCGTTATAGGAGTGGATATTCTTGTATTTGAGCCCGTACACTACTTTTTCACCCCCTTCGACCGCCAGGCGTTCTGGGCCAGGCTGTATATCTCGCGGCTGATGCTCTTTATGTCGGTATCATCCCTGACGCTGATCGGCCCGGAGAAGGTGAAACTGAAATTTACTTCCTGATTCCCTACTCCTGCCGAGGCTCCCGCCAGGGTAGCCTGAGGTATGACCGGAATTTGGATCGCGGGAAGCTTGTTCAGGCTCTCCAGCAAAACATTCGGCAACACTTGTAATGCGGGAAGCCGGTTGAAAGTTTCCATAATGATGTCTGGCAGTTTCGTCAGCGGGATCAAGGCCTCGGGCTCTTCTTCTGCGAAAATTCCCAAGGTAGGTTCGACAGCGACTCCGCCTTTCGCAGCCATGGTCACGCTCGGCAGCGAACTCCAGGCAGTGGTGACATCCGCCTGGGCTTCCTTCACGGCCTTCTGTTTGTCGGCATCAGTTGCATAGGTTTTGGCCAGCACTTCTCCGTAGCTGGTCAGGGTGTCCGTGACATCTTGTAGTCCTTCCATGTAGGCCTGTGCAGTTTCTAGGGTCGCATTGGCCGTCGCCAGTTGGGTAGTGAGACTGTCCACCTCCCCCTTCGTGGATATATAGCCCGCTATTATGGCAGCCGCCGACATCTCATTTGTCTCGCTGCGAGCTGTATCAACCGTGTGCTGCTGGGCGCCTATAGTGGTGCTGTATTCCAGTGCGGCTATATTGGACTCTTCCTCCAGGGCCTCTTTTTGTTTCTCCAGCTTGCGGATGCGGCTCTTATAGCCGGTCGTTTTATTTTGCTCCTCCAGCGCTATTTGCAGGTCGATCTGGTCAGATTGGAGGCTATATTGGTACTGGGCCTCCGTGTAGGCCGCCGTCCCAGTGACGTTTGCATCTGCATATTTTTGATGGGCCTCTGTGGCCTTTTCCAGTTCCGTCGTGAGCGATGCCACTTTTGCCTTTGCCTCTGTGTATGCCGCGGTGGCAGCAGTCAGCCTTGTCTCGGCATCGGATAGAGCCGTGTTATTTTCGGTTATGGAGGCGGTATAGTTCTTCGTTTGCGTGTTGAGGTCTGCCACCTTGGCGGTCTGTACAGTGATCTTGTTGTTCACAGCCGCCAGGTCATTCTCGGATATTTTGAGCTGGTTTTCGATGCCCTTGGCAATATCTGAGTTTTCTCCGTAGGTGTACCTGGCCTTTTCCAGCGCATCCTTGTACGCGTCCACTACGGCACTCTTTTGGGTACGTTCGACGTTGAGGCGGTCCAGTTCCCCCTGCTCCTTCGTCAGGTCGGAGGTAGTATCGTCCCACTTCGCTTCTGCCACGTCCAGCACGGAATTAGCTATGTCCGCAGCAGTATCCGCCTTTTCTTTAGCATCGCTCAGCTGGGTGTTTATGTCGCCAATCAGGGTGCCGCCCGAATTGATCGGGAGCTCAGTGCCGTCGGTGGTTGTGTTTGTCGTATCTGTTGTGGTAGTACCGGTGCCCGAGGTTGTGGTTGTGGTACCGGTATCGGTGGTAGTGTCGGTATCGTCAGTTGTGGCCGTGGTTGCCGCTGTCGTAGTGGCATAGTGAGCATCTATTTCTTCTTGTGAGGGTGCAGACCCTACCGCTATTAGTCCTTTGGTATCGGCCCAGTAAAATTCATAGTATTTGGCCCTAGAAGCAATATCAGAAAGATGACTGCCCGCTACTAAGCTTCCACTAGAATTAGCACTCCATGCCATACCGTCAGATTTTATATACACGGCGTATCTGTATTCTCCGGCCCGCTTAGTTTCACCATACTGAGAATACCCCGTTCCTTCAGCATAGCTGCGATGTGCAAGGAGCTCCTCGGTTTCTTTATGAGGAATAACAGTATCTCCTTTTTTCAACTTGACCATCTTAGCCCCAGTATTATCGCCAACGGTTATTTTTCCGTCAGACGATTTGATTATTTCCCGGCCCTCCTCGTCGACAATAGCATCCATGTCGTCAGGGACGTAGTTGGTACCTTTTGCATAGACATATACCTTGTTGTTTGCGGCATCCCATTCCACGTCCTTTTTCAAAGCCGTTTCATATAACCCCCGAATAGACCCCCAGCCCTTGCCGTCCGATATAATAGTAGCCACGGAGTGTCCATCGATCTTCATCTGCTGGGCGTCTGCGTTCCATCCCACTGTATGGCTGAGCGCTTCCCAAAAGGCGCGGCTTCCGTAATAAGTGCCGTTGCTTAGGGTTACGTCGCTGGTGGCCAGATCAATTATGACCGAGGGTGTTTTGATACTAGTCCCGCCAGTCACAGCCGTGCCTGTACCCGAAGAAGAAGAGCCAGTATTTGCATCGGTATTCGCTCTTCCCGTTGTCCCGGTGCTGACCCCGGCAACCATGTCCGTGGCACTCTTCGCAGCCTTCTCCATTTTCGCCAGCTTCCCGGTCACGGTGTCGATGGCCAGGCCCAGGCTGGCATAGTAGGTGTCCGCAGCGGTCTTGGCACTTGCGTAGTGCTCCTTGGCAGCAGCCAGGCCCAGGTCGTAGCGCCTCTTCTCTGCTGCCAGTTCATCGTCAGCCGCATCTATGACCGTGTCCCGCTGATCAGCGGCCAGCTTTTCGGCATCATCATAGGAATCCTTGGCCGCCTGGATCTTCGCGTTCAACTTTTCTTTTTGGATCCGGATCTCTTCGTCGTGCTCCCATTCGGCCAGGTCTTTTTGGGCCTCAGCCTTTTCTTTCGCGGTAGTAGCGCTCTTGATTTTATCCAGGATGGTTTGTCTGGACTCTTCTCTATCCCGCTCGCTTTCGGCTTCATCGATGGCATCCAGTTGGTCCTGATATATGGCTACTTCTTCATCGCGGGCTTCTGCTGCTGCGGAGACCGTTTCCTCATAGGCGTCTTTGGCAGCGGAGACTATGCCGTCGTACTTTTCCTTTGCAGCATCGTAGGCATCCTGGTAGGTTTCTTCCTCTTCTTCTTGGGCCCCCTTGGCTGCGGACAGGCGCTCGTCGTAGCCAGACTGGGATATTTCCAGCATCTTGGCATTTGCCTCTGCCGTGGCCTCCTCTAAGGCTGCCCCTATGGCCCTGGCCGTCATTTGCGCGTCTTGCCCGGCCATTGTGTTCACCGTCGAAAGCGCCGTCCCTAAAATAGCGATCATGTCCTCCCATGCAGCTTGGGAGCCGTCCATGACCACTCCGTTGACCTGAGTCAGTGCCGCCTGCAACTGCTGTGGGATAACCCAAAATCCCGGCACGGCCCCTGCCGTCTTGGTTGTCGATTCTATCAGGGCCTCAATGCTGTGCTGGAGTTCCAAGAGCTTGGTCTCGGTCCCCTCGCCGATATATCCGGGAATGGCTTTCAGGACCTGTTCTATGGAAGAACCGGCCTCCTGGTATGCTTGAGCCAGTTCTTTGGCCTCTTTGGACGCTTTACCAGTTGCGGTAGCAACATTATTCATGCCATCAGCAGTGCCGCTAGCCATGGATTCCAGGCTGCTCTGTTTCAGGAGAAGATCAGTGACCTGGCTCGTGAGCTCTTTTATCGCTTCTTGTGTGGATACATTTTTAACTTTATCTATTGCTTGTTGGGCTCTTTCGTTTGATTTTTCTAAATCATCAAGCATAGCCCTATTATTGCCAAATAGCTTCCCCCATGGGGTGTTCAATGAATCCTTGATAGATTCTATCATCTTGTTGTTGGAATTTATGCTCGCTTGGTATACTGAGACTTGCGCTTGGCTCCATAAGCCAATGGCCTCAGACTCTTTTTCCAAAGCTTTTATTCTATTGGCGGCTTGTATTATCATTTCGTTTGTGCTTTTTAAGCCAACTTCAGCCGCATTTTTAAGACTTGCCTCTAATTGCGTTGCAGTAGCTCTGCGTGCTTCTAATGCGACCTGGTACGCTTGCGACACATCCTGTGAATTCCGGATATGGGCCTCCGCTTCCACTCCTATTGTATCGGCCAGTTTGCCGCTGACAACGATCATTTCCCCTTTAGTCTTGGTAGCATCTCCGCTATTTTGGGATTCATCGGCCTGAGCTTTCATGGTCGCGCGAATACTTTGTTCTACCATGCCGCCAATTGCCACTGCTTCTTCCTGAGCTTGGTTAAGCTCCTTACTGCGCGCCTCATGACCCTTTATTGCCAAGGAAGCCTCTAGGTATTCCTTTTGTAGAGACTGCATTGTTTCAATCTCTGACTCATTGGATGCTATTTTAGCCTCTATTACTTTGATGTTCGCATCAGTCTGGGTGGTTGATTTTTTCTGGGCATCTATTAGTTTTTCGGTTTCCGATTTGGCCGTAACTAAATAAGCCGCAAGAGCACCCAACAACACTATTGCGGCACCTATCCCAGTTTTTACTAACGCTATTTTAAATTCTGTGGCAGCAACGGCAGCGGCTCTTGAAGTTTCTGCAAAAGCGATGTTAGCGGTTTTTGCGGCAGCCATCAAGGACGTGTAAGATTCAACGGCTCTCCCGGCCGTGATAGCCTCATATACTCCCTTTTGTCCCGTTGCTACCGTTTGGAGTGTCAGCGCAACTGCGGATCCAGCACTCCGCAAACTTTCATAAGCTTTTACTGCTGTATTTATCGCTTGAGGAGCGGCCCCTATAACTCTAAGCGTATTTTCTAATGCTCCTGCAAGACTTCCGGTAACCAATATGGCCGGACCAATTGCCGCAGTAATGGCTGCAATTGTTAATATGTTTTTCTGTGTGCCGGCATCTAACTTTGAAAGTTGTTGTACCCATTCGTTTAACTCAGTTATCATGGGAGTAATTATAGGTAATATGTTTTGTCCGACAGTTGAGCCTAGTTCTTTTAAGCTTTCATTGAAGACCCTCATCTGATTGGCAGCTCCAGCACCTGTTCTAACAAAATCCCCCTGGGCATTCGTCGTTTTCGCCAGTACATAGTTGTAGCGTAGTTGAACCTGCTCGGCCTGAGACATGTCCTCTATCTTCGTCTTGATGCCCTGCGAATAAGCATACTCCTGCAGGTTGGCCTGGGTCATAACGATACCAAGCTGTTTTAAAGATTCAGTTTCGCCGGTGAACACTCCGTTTAAGGCCGTATTAGCGATATCAATACTGATGTTTTTAAATGACGCGAGGTCGCCGGCAAGGCCAACCAATTTGGTGCTCATTTCCGCTGCAAGCGCAGTGTTCAAGTCCATGCTGGTAGCCATATCCCCAAAGGTGGACGCCATATCAAGAGCCGTCCCTTTAGCTATTCCAAAGCTCTTGAGGGTTGTGCCGCTCCATGTCTCAACTTGTTTGGCGTTATTTTTAAAAGCAACTTCAACCTTGTTAATGCTTTCATTCATATCCGAGGCAAATTTTGCGGATGCAGTCCCAGCAGCCACAATAGGAGTAGTCAAAGACAGACTCAGACTTTTCCCTATATTTTTCATCTTATCGCCAGCCGCATTTAACTGGCTTTGGGCATCATTCAGGCCTTTAAGGAAATCCTTCATATCAAGGCCAAGTTTGGCCCACAGTTCTCCGACTTGCATTTCTAATTCACCACCTTAAACCCAAATTGCATCATATCGGACCGCGTGAAGGTCTTAAACTTGCCTAGCGGACCGCCATCGTCAGTCCATTCATGCTTAGCGCGTTGTTCTCCCGTTTCCTCATCATCTGTCAGACTTGCAACTATCAGCAAATCGAAGAAGTCCTCAAGGTCTTCCCGGTCGATTTCACTCGGGAGCTTTTGAAACGTCCTGCCAAATTGCAGATACTGGTACATTACCAATTGATAACCCGACAGGTTTATTTCCCTGCCGGCCGTAGCACGTTTGGGAATTGCATCATTTTCCCATTAACCATATTGGTAACCTCTTGGCTAATGAAGCTAAAGACGTTGCCCAATTCCTCAAAGTCAATATTCTCCTCAATAACTTCCTTGGTAATTTCAGCATTGTTGAAAGCGATTGCCACTATATCGATAATTTCATCCAGTACTTTTTCTCCGTCCAGTTCGCCACTTGCCTGTGATTCGCTGAATTTTATGAGATGTCTCCACAGTTTTATCTTAGGTTTGGGCATCGTGTATTTCTTATTTTTAATGGTGATGGACGGTGCCGGTGTGGTTGTTGTTCCCATGTTAATACCTCCTTTTTTAATAGGTATGGGCGGCACTAAGGCCGCCCGCTAAATTACGCTCCGGTTGTAAAGTTAATAATACTCGGACTTGCGAGAACATTTCCGGCAACATCGTGAACGCCGGTGATGACTAATAAATAATCGGTCGACGCGTCAAGGTCGCTGGTCGGATTAATGCTTACAATGGTATTAGTCGGAGCATTAAGTGTCAGAGTTGTTGCAACTGCAACTCCCGCATCTGTGGTCAGAATAAAGTGATCAGCGGTAACGTCACCCGCCTGAATAGCTTCGCTGAAAGTAACTGACAGGTTGGCAGTTTTGCTTATGCCGGTAGCCGCATCCGCAGGAACGGTGCTTGAAATAGTCGGCGGAGTAGTATCCGGAGTTACGGTTAACGCGATAGCGGTTTCGTTGAATTCTATGACGGGCTGATCTTGAATCCAAACATCGAGGGTGATAGACACATAATCCCCGTATTTGGCCCCGATCTCATACGTACCAGGCTTTACCCGGCAATTTGTAAGGGTGACATGGGCATCGCCCAGGCCATCATCAACCTTTGTCATTTGACCGGCCAATTTAAACAGAGGGAGAGTAGTTCCCCTGGGTGCAAAAGTATAGCTTACCTGTTGACTCGGAGTAGTACCGCTATCCGCGATTGTCCCGCCCATCACTACAGAAAGCACATTCATTGGAATCTTGTTGAAGGCCAATTTCGCACCATACCCCTTGACATAGGAATATTGATCTTCGGTGTCATCGCCCTCCAGCATCTTGCCTCCAATTTCTACACTCGGCGCATACTGGGTAATTTTCGGTACATCATAGCCGGTACCCCATCCGCCGCTTCCATTGGTCGGGTACACCTTAACATCATTAAGTCCAAATGCCGCTGATTCACGTGCCAATGTCATTTGTTATTCCTCCTTTATTAATCCCTGGAAGTTCTTATTTCCAGGTTGAACACAAAAACAACGCGATTGCTCGCGTCAGTTTCAAGTTTAAATGGTGTTTGTAGTGCCCTCACCCATGCACGCCGCCCATTCATTGTAAGTGTCCGGGCATCCGGCTTATCTAAGGCTCCATGTATTGCCCAGGCTTTGGCCCGGGCAGTTGTATAGCTCTTATTTCTCACCAGGATCTGAATCCTGCGAGATAAGTCGTCCTGGATGTCGGATGGTTCGCCGGCATATTCAAAGACACATATGAGGTTATCCGGCGTATCTGGTCGCACATCCAGGAATATATCCGTGCCGATGGTAGTGACCTGGCCCTGAGTTATCAGGTAAGCGGCGACATCTCTTGTTAACTCAGGCATTCACAACCACCACCTCCCCGTTAACTAAAATTCTTTTGGGTGCATTAGGAAAAGCGCAATGTATCTTAGAATGGTCAGAATGCAAAATAACCACCAAATTTAATGGGTGGTTATTTAATGTATCGCCATCTAAATGATGTACATGTTCGTGCCTCTTAAGTTTTCGTCCCAATATATTCTCCATAACATAACGATGCTCATATACCCATCTACCATCATCACGCTTTATTAGCCAATATATTAGGCCATCTCGCGAAAGGTGTTGTCTTCGCGTTCCCGGCGGCACCCATTTTGCACTGTTTTCCCCAGTATGCTTGGCGCGAGTCTCGGAGTTTTTCATTGGGTTATGAATTCTAGCCCAATGTCCTTGTTTAAACCGTTTTAACTTGCCGTCTTTTGCCCCGATCACCATTTCCCCACAACCACACGCACAAAGTCTTGGGATATGAAGCTCTGGTTTGTAGCGTGGATGGTTAATACCCAATAGTGGCATTTACATCATTCCTTATTATTTTGAATTGAGGGTATTTTTGATACAGGTTTCTACTGACTTCATAATCTTTGGTGCCAAACGATTAAATGGGTCTTCCAGATATTTAGGTTTTCTGCCCTTGGGGTGATTTAAGCTTAGATCCTCGTGCATTTTAACTGCATAAGGAGTATTGTACGAAATATATACCGCATTCTCTGTTGGAACATCAGTAACAGTCCCGCTGCGCATGAGAGTGCCAGAATCGTGAGGTACCTCGTCGTGGCTTTCGGTCAAAACAGCCTCAGCCCCTGTATGCAAAGCCTCCATGGCCGCCGCCTTTGCTATTTGCTCCGCTAGGTCTCCGCGCCAAATAAGCTCAGACATCAGCAAGCCACCTCCCTATACAGTACCTGGCCACCCATGTCCGGTGTTTCTGATACCGCAATAACTGGCCATTCCCTATCGCCAAATGTCATAATATCTCCTGGTTGAACAGCTTCCTTACAATACACCCGGGCTTCACTTACAACTTCCTGGCCTTGCTGGTTACGAACCATGCGCCTCTTGCCTTCCCAGCGAACCCGGATATCTGTATCAACAGTATCCGGCTCCCCGTATTCATCTTGCCCGGTCTTTCTTTTCCATGTAGCTGCCTGATTGAGCATTCCTTCAATCATCTGATCATCACGCTCCCCGACAGATAAGACCGGAGTAACTCCCGGGCTTCAGGGCAGAGTATAGTTGTCCGCCGATTGCTTTGGGCCTGACTCTGCCCTGCATATTCATTGGCGCTGCCAACTGAACCACCGACAATACCTAGAACATGCTGCTTGTTGCGGTGCCGCTCATAATCCGTCAGCCCTAACAAGAAAAGAGCCTGTTCGCAACAGGCGTTTTTTACCACCTGGGGTATATCGGTGTCGCAAACCCATCCATCTGCCATGGGTTCAGGAAGATTGCCCACGTATTCGACCATGCTGATCAGGTCACCCGGGTAACAGCGCGGGAACTGCAGCGTTTGCAGCGAGAACTGTTTTTTGCGACCTTTTAAGGTCAGCCTGTCTATATGCTTGGTGGACATGATCAGTGCCCGGGCTTGGTCATCTGCACTTGCAGCAGTCCAGGCATCGGCATGCAGACGATCGTTAAAATAGGCTGTCGCTTCCGCCAAAGTGGCATATATGTTTATTCCGACAGTTAGGGTTACTGTCACTTACATCACCTTCGCTCGCAACGCCTCCAGCAAGGCATCTTTGTTCATCTTGTTAAAACCCTCGATTCTATCCTCCTTGGCCTTTTCTTTGAGTTCGGCCACTGTCATTTCTTCCAGTTGGTCCATTTCGGGACTGCCGACATCTGTTGCCTGGGTGTTGCCGGTCTCCTCTTCTGGGGGGTCCATGTCAGCTACAACCTGTTCCTCTATCTGTTCTGCAATCCCACAGTTGATCCAACGTTTTGCGGTAGAATTATCAACCTCAGTTTCATCCCCGACCTTTAAGGCCTTTCCCCAGAATGTAGGTTTAATCATCCTCATTTTCATGGATTATTCCTCCTGACTCTTATGCCTTCAAATAAACATCCACTACGGTTCCATTCAGGGCGCTATTAAGATCCACGGTATTGCTTTCAAATGCTGTCGTGCTAGTAGCCACCGTTGGGGCCGTGCCCTCTAAAACATTGTTTAAGTATGCCTTGTCAACCGTATTGTGAGCCAGTTTAAACGGCAGGCCCAGCTTTTCGCCGAAGCCAATGGCGGTAGTGGCCCCGGTGCCATCGTGAGCAGGAATAGTAATGCTCGTAACGGTTTTAAAGGCCTTGCTTCCCGTGACAGTTCCGGCGGTATCAGCGGTGAACGCGGGCAAGGTCTCGGTAATCGCTTCATCAGCATAGTTGGTGCCGGCAATAATCACCTGAACAGCTTTGATGTCTGCAGCTGTGCCTCCTGCGGTAGCAGTAATATTCCGGGGTACACTCGGCTGAGTAATTCCGGTGCTAATCACCTGTTGGGCACCAGTATCGGTTACTGCAGTATGAATGCCATCAGTATCGGCTGCTGTAGCATTGGCTGCACTAATCTGGAAATGTGCATCGAAGGCTCGGTCAACAGTGACGCCTTCGATGCCTGTTTGCATAACTTGTCCCAGGTTGGGGTTAAAGGGATAAAAGCCACTCATCAAACATTCCTCCTTTAAAATAGGCGACCCCAGAGACTAATCCCCCCTGAGGTCAAACAACGTCGGCATTATGGTCTTAAAATTGCGAATGGATAGCGGCTCGCTTCAACCGGCTGCAATGCATTGATCGGATTGGGCAGCTGCCAGCCCAGTCTCATAACAGCCCGCAGAGCAACCATGTCCTGCTGAGCTAGGTTATAAACGATATTTCCAGCGGCGTCTTGGATAACCGCTTCGGTCAACACTTTGTAGGTAATATCCTGACGAATGGCATATACCAGTTGCTGCCAGTCACCAGATATCAGCAGGCTCTGGGATGCATCTATAGACCCATTCTTCGGTAAGACCATGTCTTCTCCATCCAGGGTATAGCGGGTCTTTTCCTGCACTGAGCTGTTGAATATCGGTACGCCATTTGCATCGCGCAGGCCACGCAGTTTGGCTTTCATGGTCATGGCAGCCACATGGCCGGTTACCCCGTAGCCATCAGCTTCAACCAGAGCCAGTACGCCAGATTCACCCATAATATCGTCATAAACATCTACTCCGGTACCCAGGACAACTGAATTTCCGGCTGCTAATGCTGCGGCCAGAATATTGATCGGCCAGGTTGCCGGGGCATTGGTACCGTAGAGAACAGCCTGGTCATAAGCTTTGCCAAAGGCCTCCGTCATTCTGGGTTTTACCTCTCCCCAGATATCATAATCGGCATCATCAAGTACCGCCTCGGGTATAGGCACGATAACCGCAAGTTCTTCAGCAACAATAGACTTGTTCCCCCAGGCCAGTTCTGCGGTCTGTTTCAGGCCTCCGCCAGATGATCCTGCTTCACCATTCACAAAATAGGCAGTCATCAGTGCGGCCAATATCGGCAGTGTCCGCTGTCTTCTACTCATATTGGGTAGCTGGCGAGAAAGACTCATTACCGCACTATTCTGGGGGACGTTCTGGATTATTTCTTTGCTAACCTCCGTTGGGATGAGGGCTTCCGCGTCAGAACGGGAAATAATATCGTTGTATGCAAACCTCTGTAAATCGATATTGAAATATGATTTCATTTAGTCACCTATCCTTTCTCTTACCTTCCGGCCATTTTCCGGATAAAGTCGTTCATTCCACTGGTTGCGTTGTTCTTGGTCCCTCCTCCACCTGCCGGGTTGCTGCCGCTGCCAACTTTGTTATTGTCGGGTTGCCCCTTTAGATAGGGCTTGTCTTTTAGAAGAGCCTCCAGGGCTTCCTTTGCGCCTTCCACGTCACCAGAATCATTCACTTTGACCTTGCCCTTGTCCATCAAGGCCAAGGCTGCATCGGAGTCAATAATTCCTAGCTGAGCAGATATCACTTTGACCTCGGCTTTGATCAGTCTCTGATTGGCTTTTTCCTCGGCCTCCTGGGCCTTCTTGTTGGCATCTGCCAACTGCTGTTCATAGTTTTTGTTCGGGTCGGGCTCCAGGCCCAATGCTTTGAGTACCTTGGCCATTGTTTCCTGGGATGCACCAGCAAGCTTCTGTTCCAGGTCTTTGACTTTGGTTCTATGACCAGCGGCCTCATCACGGAGCTTTTTGACATAGGCTTCATCATAGGTTTTTTGGGGGTCTCCTCCGCCCTGGCCTCCACCGTCTCCGCCTTCTCCTCCAGTTCCGGCACCACCGTTACCGGCTCCGCCATCACTGTCCATCATGGGTTGTCTAAACCCCATCCACCATTTGAGCATCAAGCTCCCTCCTCCTTCTCTGGCTCCTGGCCAACGTTAAATAAATTTGGATTATCTAAGATAACCTGAAGAAAGCCGGTTGCTAAAGCATCGACCGTCTTCTCGGTGTTATCCTCCCTCAGATCGATGTAATGCTCCCTCACAATCGCATGTACTATCTCATGCGCCAACGTCTGCAGTTTTTTCATTGGCGCCCGGTCTTTCAATATTTCAATTTTCAAATCATCATAAACAACTACTCCATCGCATTCCCGTCCGTTTAACACGATTGGGCCATCGACTTCAGATATCGTATACGTAAAAATCCCTACTTTAACCTTATCTTTCATGCTGACCTCCTTATGTTTTTTTGGTATAAAAAAACACCCTGGTAAGCTAAAATACTTACCAGAGGTGTTTATATGGACAAACCTATTATTGATCCTGAGTGGACTATTGAGAATGATCGCCAATCTGTGACGGTCGGAATAAATACCCGCCTGTGGATTCTTCGCCAGGAAAACAAAACTCCCACCCTGATCCGCTTGGGGAAAGAACATTCCCGTCTATTTTGGAAACAGCGTGGCGTTGACTACATCCCTAACAAGCCAATCAAATTGATATCGGGTGACGTCTTCTGGGATGAAGAACGCCGCTGCTGGTGCTACTCCAAACGGATGATTCCTATGCGCTTTAATGACCATCAAATTATTGGTATTGCTGCAGAGGGGATACCTAAGCCGGAAAAGGGCAAAAAGAAAAGCACCTGATTTCCCAGGCGCTGGATTCTTGTGACGATCAGCTGTTTATCGCCCTTAAGTAAGCCTTTCGAACCTCATTTTTTTGGTCGGTTGTTAGTTTGTAATCATATTGCTCCAGTTCCTCAGGTTTAAACGCATCAATATCCATAATCTCAAAGGCAACAACTTTTTCAGTTCCCTTATCTAGCATTTGCATGTCGGCAAAGACTTCATCCGGGCCGTCCTCTCCCACTCCAACGCATTGTTCATAATCTTCAAAGACAATGAGTAGCGACCGGCCTGTTTTATCAATATTCACTAATCCTTTTTGGACCATAATAAATCACTCTTTCGGATTTTGCTTCTCGGGTATAAAGCTTTAACGAAGTTTACCGGATGCTGGGGCTGTAATCTTAGCACCATCACGACATATTTGCCTGCTGAATATTCTTGTATAGGCTTATCAAGTTCATCGTTAAAAGCAATAACCCTAACAGTATCATTACGCTTATTGCGTTGGACAAATGCAGCATTTCTCATAATATCATTAACAATATCCGGAATATCGCCGCTAAGTTCAGGATGTCCTACAGAAATATGTTCCTGTGTATCCTGACTAAGGGTTAATGCTGCATCCTTTATCCCATATGCTTCTTTAAGTACATTATACACTTCTGGCTGCATTGTGCTAATCTCTTTGAATTGCCTTTTTACTGCTTGATCAAATGAACTGTTCTCCTGCCCATTTGTCTCTCCATCGTTTTGCCCGTTCTCTAAATCGATATACAACCCATATGCATGCTTACAATTATGGGTTATAATAGAATTACAAGCATACCAACCATCTGTAGTTTGGAGGTTGTAAACATGCCCCGAAAAACTCCTCAACTGAACGCCAATGATCTCATCAGGCGTTATACTGCCGGAGAGTCCCTCTATCAACTCGCTACCGCTTTGCATGTCGGTAAAGCTTCTATTAAAACCATCTTGGAGCAAAACGGAATTGAGATTAGGAATCTCCAAGAAGCTCGCATCAATCGCAGGATACCACTCGACAACTCCGACATCCACCGACGATACTCGGCAGGGGAAACCAAGAAGGCTATCGCTAAAAGTCTTGGCGTGAATCAAGCCACGATTCAACGCCGTCTTAAAGATTTTGGTATTGATACCGCTCCGGATAGGTCTGTTGCAATGAGCACGCGTCTTTCCAGAATGACCGCCGAAGAACGGCAAGCGTTGACTGAAGCTGCTCATGACGCTGTTCGCGGCACAAAACAGCCTCTTGAATATAAGATACACCATGCTCAATGCATCCAGGCCCGCGGCAAATTTGGCAGTGCTGCTGAACAAATCCTTACTGGTTGGCTTATGGAAAGAGGCATTAATGTTATTCCCCAACAAGCCATCGGCATATATAACGCAGACATCGGAGCCTTTCCCATCGCCGTGGAAGTCTTCGGGGGAAACTGGCACGCTAATGGCAGACATGCCCTTAGACTGCCCGAAAGAACGCACCACATCCTCAATTCTGGATGGAATTTGGTCTTTGTGTGGGTCAGTGCCTTGTATCATCCCCTGCTCCCCCAATTGACGGATGACATAGTCGCCTTCTACGAGTTGTCCCGCCGCGACCCATCCTTTAGGGGTCAATATCGGGTGGTTTGGGGTGACGGGCAATTCTATTCCGCTGGCAGTGTGCAAGATGATGAGTTCACCATCATACCATCTGGAAAAAACCGCCAATGGCGGAGGCCCACTGACTAAAACGCCAGCTGGAAAACACCGGGGATGGAAGAGCCCGGCATCCTTAGCCTCTTGCAGCGTCGGATAGCCTTCCGTCTTGCCCGACAAGGATAATATTTTCCCCTCCCACGGTCGACACTTTTCGCATGCCCCTATATGAGTGCTGACCTTCACCAGATCGTGCCCGTGTTCTAAAAGTCGGTTAGCAGTACCCTGTAGATGGGCCTCCATAGTCGTAGTTCTAGCCACCGTTTCTGCATATGTCCGCATGTTCCATTGTCTGCCCTTACGGTCCTTAAACCCTGTTATCCCCTGTTCGGCCAACTGCTCTCGGAAGTTTTTCGCCACCTGCTGCCAGCTTTTATAACCAACCACCGAACCCTTAATATTTTCCAAAGCCAGGGTTCGGTAGATATCATCGACCCGGCGGCCTATGGTCGTAGCCACATCATCAAACCGATTATAGGCGGTCTCGGCCAGCACCTGGGCAGCCTGTTGGTGGATGGCTGCAAAACCAACCTTGACCTCAGTGCCCATGGCTTTCATCTGAACATCAGCAGCCTTGGCGCCTTCCGTGTAAACCCGGGGAATAGCTTCTTCGCACCAAGTACGAGATCCCTCCCGCAAGTCCTTCAGGATAGCCTGAACATTGGTTTTCATAGCGTTTAGATATTCAGTCTTGTTTTCCCTGAGCAGAGCTTGGTTAATATCATTCAGGATCTCGCGCTCAGCGTCAGTATAAAATTGTATCAACCGCCGAGCTTCGTCCTCACTGAAACGTATGAGCTTTTCATCGGGAGACTTTGCCATCAGACCTCACCGCCCTGATCGCTCCCCTGCAGTGTTACGCGGGGCTTGTTAGTGACCTCCGGTACGCCCGAGCCCTGTTCTTCCTTAATTCTGTCTATCTCGTTCTGAAGTGCGTCCCCCTCCAGCCCGTCCAAGCGCCGCAAGCTGCTTTCCAGGCTGGTTAGCCCGGCACCTTTTCTCTGTACCTCAATCTGTGTCTGCTCGGTATCATCCTGAGGTAAACCGTCGAACCAATCGATATGGATGTTCTCCAGTCTAACTGCCCCCCCGGCTCCCTGGGCTACTTCAAGAGCAGCGGCCAGCTGTAAAACCTTCTTCAAGGCCGGGTCAAACTCCATCCGAATACGGCCAACCTTGGCAAGCGGTGCCATCATCAACCGACGAAGCGCGCTACCCGATTCCGCCAGGCCGGACTTGAGTTGTCCAAATGCAGCCGGCGAAGTCTCAGAAAGAAAATAAAGCTGCTCCATCAGCAGATCTATCTCACGAAATGCCGCCTCAAGCTGACCGTCCCATACAACATACCCCGGGGGGTTGTCCTCAGATGTCAGTGGAAAGTATTTGCCACCGGCTCTAAATGTTGCTTGACCGGTTAAAGGGTCCACTTCCAGAGCACTATCCGGGCCGTACATATTGGGGTCAGAATGCTTGTCCAGTATTCTGCTTATCTGGGCAACCCTAATCTCAAGCTCCTGGATGATACCGTCAAGGTCAGAGTAATCATCTATCCCGGTAGCCCGGTCGGTCGTAATAAGATTACTGATCTGTACTACCAAGAAATCATCAACGCCAGTCTCCTGTACATTTTCTTCTTCCGCTAACTCGCCTATCTTCTGACCCTGGTTGATTAGCCTGTACACCCGGGTTGTAATCTTCCCCTTCTCATGAATCTCAGCCTTAAGAAACTGTTGCTTACGGTTCCCGGCACCCAGGAGCAACGGAGAAACTTCATCATAGATCCAGGCCAGGACGTGGGCGGTAATGTCCTTTATATTGTCCTTTGCTACAACCGGGAACCAAACCAGCGGTGTTTGCCCCTCTATAATGGCACGGCCATCGTAACGCACCTTGATCAGGCCATCACCAAAACGACTGACGTCCAGAGCGACTTCATAGGCCCGTTTAACGAGTCGATTATTGTTAATAAGATTGTCTGCCTCCGCCTGTTCCGCAGTGCCTTTATCGCCCACTGATATCCTCGGCGGTTCTCCAAGCAGCAGGTTGCCCCATAAGGTAGACAGACGTTTATGCCAATTGAGGATCAACTCCAGAGTTGCCCTCTTATCCTCGCGCAGAAGCCGTATCCAGTCCCTGTAAACCAGTTCATGTTTGCCTTCGAAAAGGTTCCGGTTTGCCTGGTATGTTTTTAATCTTTCCAGTTCGCTTTCCGGTGGCCACGGCTGACCCGGATTCAACCAGTCTAAATTTGTTAACACATTAATCACCATCCTGCTGGTTTGCCGACTGTTACTCCAACGGTGCGGCTAAATATGGTATGAAGGATATACCTTAAGGCATCGAGTGCGTGATCGTTTGCCTTTATTGGTTTATCTTCGCCCTTCTCCTGGGCTTTCGGGTTCCACACATAATTCGTTATTTCCTTGAGCAAGTTCGGACACTTCTTTCCGTAAATAAAGAGCCGTTGCTCTCCGAAGAAGGAGGCAACGGTTCTTATTCCGTTTATTACGCTGTTGTCGGCTTTTCTTAATCCAGCCACTCCATCTTTCCGCAGTTGCAGGATGAAACTGGCTGCGCTCGGGTCAATGCAAATCGCCTTCGGGTACCGGCCTTTAATAAACTCCTTTAGATCCCGGCTGTATTCGATGTCGGTCTTTTGCCGGCCTTTCTTGGAACTATCCCAGTAATACTCATCGATAACATACAAGTTCTTGCCGGACTGACCGATAATCAAAATCACGGTTGGATTACCGGTCCCGTAGTCCACGCCCGCATAATAAGCATCGAACTTAGCCGGCAACTGGTCAACCACATGGATTGATTCATCGAACATATCATAGATGACGCCCTCGGCCAGCACCCAGAGACCCAGGATCATGCGCTTAAACCAGAGGCCGGTAAACCGCTTATAGCGTTCTTTTGTCTTAGGCGATAAGCTCAAGTTATCATCCAGGGTAAAATGAAGGCGCAAAACCTTCATTTCCTTGGCTTTATCTATGTATTCCGTTTTAATGTAGTGGAACGGTCCTTCCGGATTGCAGTTCATCCAGACCTTTGACCCTTCCACTGAGCAGCGGCCTATCATCTGCTTGATAAAGGACTCCGGGAAAAGAGCAGCTTCGTCTGCATAAGCGCCAGCTGCAGTTAACCCCTGAAGGACATCCTGGGACGCCTCGTTATTGGCACCAAACAGGTAATAAGTATTGCTGCCTATTTCAACTCGGGTATCGGAGCCTGATCTGATATACCGGTAAAGAATTCCTTTGGCATTCAGGATCTGAAACATGGGCTTCAGGACGTTGCGCTTCAGGGCTCCCATGCTCCGGCCAGCCAGAATAAAGTTCTCGTTTTGGAATGTTGCCAGTGACCAGGTTAAAAAGCCATCAATCATTGCAATGGTTTTCCCTGCCCTAATAGACCCGTCGCATATAATCATGTCGTAGTCTTTATACGGGCTGGGGTCCATCCACCATGTTAAAACCTTCTTTTGTTTCATGGAGAACGGCTGAAACTTAAAAACTGCAGCAGTTTGTGCCTTGGCCATTATTCATCAGCCTCTCCTTCATCGCCCTCCTTGTCTCCAGCTTCTTCATCTGCCCAGACTTCCTTAGCAGTAGGTTTAAGCGCGTCAACGTAACTGGTCATATCTGCTTCGGGCGTTGGGTTCTTAATCTTATCCAGTTCGGCCTTCAGCTTATCGATCCGGAGTTTTTGTTCTTCAGTATCCAGGTCTTTCAGTAATAGCTCTTCATATCTAGCGATCAACCTTTCCAGGGTTTGTATGGCTCGGCTTTGGGCCTGAAGGAAGTTGGCATGTTTGTCCCAGGCATGCTGCACTTCCCATTTTTCGCCTATGATTTTACCCTTCTGATATCCGACTTTCTCAATTGTTTTATCTTGCTGGTCCCGCACCCACATCAGCTTCTGCGCCCGGGCAATGGCCGTGTATTGAATGACTATGTTTTCCCATAGCATATCCAGTGGGCTCTTAATCTGAATCTCCTTAACAATGGCCAGGGTTTCTTCGTCATCAGGGAATATTCGCGAAAAAAAACCATGCTTCTCAGCATGATGATTTCCTGGAGGGGCACCATGGCCACCCTTATTTCCTAAAGCGTTTTTGCTGCCGAATGGGGCGCCACGTTTTTTGGTTGTTTCTCTTTTTATGTTTTGGGTGCACCCTTTTTCTGGTTTAGGTGCACCCTTTTTTCTTGCCCATTTGAATCTCTTTTGCCATGACTTAACTGTGTTTATGCTCACGCCATGCTTTTCGGCGATGTCCTTATACTTCATTCCGGCCTCGTAATCTCGCTGGGCCTCAATATGATCTTTTGCTGCCATTTACACGGCTCACCACCTCCCGGATGGACTATTTTAATTAAAATGAATAATATTAAGCTAATCTGTAAACAATAAATTCAGCAAATTAATAAGGGGGGCTTACATTGAAATGGGTCCTGCTGTCTTTTATAGCAGGGCTGATAATTCTAAATTTGTTGGACAGAATTATATTGATAATTCTGATCCTTAAATATAAATAGAATTATTGTCCCTGGGGGCGGTTTCGCTCCTAGAGACAATAAAAATATAATATAAAGATGAAGTAAATTTGGCCTATAAAATCGCATCAAAAAATCCCCCGAAGGGGCTTATGAGTGCGTTAATCAAATCTGTTTTTATATCTCCCGGTACCACTCCAATAATTTGATCGCTAAATAATGTAAACAAATTAGTTCTTAGAATTCGTTGCCCGGAGTAATTATAAATTTCCACATCGCTAAGTTCGATAGATTCCGCATCATGGTTAGGATTGCCGTTATTTTCATTGGCAAAAGAACAAACCCGCCGCTTATGTGTAGCGACGGGTAGCTATTTTGATTTTAGCATCTTTTACCAGGTTGTCAAGATAATAAATGTCTCTGGCTAAGTACCTGGGGCATAGCCCTCTGCTTCTTATGTTTCCTCCCACCACTGGACTTTGCTCCCTTCTTACCTCGGCGAATATCGGCTAAATAAGCTAATCCCAACCCATAATAGCCTCGGGGCTCCGCCTCCTCTTCTTCATCACTCTGATCTTCAGGTGGCCAAAATTCACTATCACAGCCAGAGCAGCGGTAATAACCAGGGGCTACATACTTCATGGGCCGGCCGCATCCTGGGCAGGTCATTTTGCTATCTTTCGGCCAGAACTGACCCTTACACTGGGGACACTGGTAGAAGTTATCCTCATTGTTGAACTGCATTTGTTGTTTACACGTCGGGCAAATCACTCCCAAAGTTACTGCCTCTGAATTTTGAGCCACCTCTCACCCCTCCTAATCTTTTCCCCCGCCTTAGTTCGTTTAATAGTTGAACTGCGCACTAAGCAACTACGCCCTGTGCCCAATTAGCAAAACATTTAATTTCCATTGAAACATCATTTTTCCCTAAATGAGATTCCTGATAGTGCTTCATTCCCTTTACTGTTTGAAAAGACAAAATACCCACCCGACTGATAAAATTAACTTTGCGTTCAGTTCCTTCGCCATTAAAATAGGTTTTACCCACCATTATTTCGGATTGTTTCAAGCCTCTCACTCCTTCCCCGCAGCGGGATTTTTATTGAAATGCGCACTATCGCATTGCAGCATAGCGCTCTGCACGTTCCTTGGCATCCAGCTTTTCAAAAGCATTGCGGGTGTCTTTGACAACCCCGTTCAGTTCGTCAAGTTCCTCCTGTAATTCTTTAATCGTTCCCTTCCACATATCGCGGATTTCTCTTAGGTTTTTTCGGTGCCGCTCAATGAGAGACAACTGTCTTTTGCGGTCTTCTCGACCATCAAAAAACTCAAGGCCCTCTTTGTACTCTTCTTCCGTGAGTTCGGCGTAGCCATATAAATCCTGCAATTCGCGGGTATCATCGCACCCTTTGTATTTTTCATCCCGGATTTTTTCGGTCCGTGCCTGTTCAGCAGCAAGAGCCGCCTTGGCATACTTTTTAAAAATTTTATCAATATCCGCGACCATCATTTTTGCAAGTTCTATTTCTTGCTCAATTTCAGATATTGTGCTCATTTATATCCTCCTTCACTGTCCGCAGTCGCTTGGGGCCAGGCAACATACTTCCCAGATGGTCTTTTGTTCTGTCGGATATTTATCTGGCATCACCCTTGGCCTGCTCGGTACGTCCCAACCTTTAGGCTTATACTCGGTTTGACCTATTACTTTCCACCCTGCAGCCTTTAAACTGGTTCCTGGTTCGGATTTCAAGGTATAAGTTATAAGCCGCTTATATCCTAAGTTCCTGGCTACCCTCCACGCAGCTGCGTAAAGTTTGCTGCAGGCGTTTGGATAACCCTCTAATACGCATACTCTCAATACCTCAAGGGTTAAGCCATCGTCTTTATATCTGGAAATCGGCCTACCCACAACGGCTACGCCTATAACCGTCTCACCATCGTTTAGCCCAATACTGTATTTATGACCTACAGGGGCTATATTGTGCCGGTGGTATCTATTTACAAAGTCTTTTGCCTCCTGCAGTGTTATTGGTTGTAATTCCAGCACTCAAAATACCCCCCTCCTTACGTCGCATAATCAAAACCTACTGGCGCTATGTCTATAAAGCGTTCACCTGCTATTTCACCTGCATTGGCATTAATCCACGAATCATCTTTGCCGAGTTTGTTTAATACCGCCCTGGTTTCATCATCAACCGGAACATGAACGTAATAACAGGTTTCTCCGTCAGCATCATGGTCAATAACCTTGGCGCTTAGGGTGTTTATTAGATCAACCTTTTCCTGCTTATTCACTAATAACTTCCTCCTTCCCCGCCCCAGCGAGGGGCAGGATATATTTGAACTGTTCACTAAGCCCTATTACATATAGGGCAATTTTTCTTTTTGATCTTTTGAAACGTGCATTGTTCTATAACATCAGATGGATCTATGCAGCATCCAATTGGCGAATTGGTATAATTGCCAATAATTAGGTAATGTGGTTTAGGCAGCGTTATCTTAATTACAATCATTGGAATAGGACAGATATAAACGGTTCTATTGGGCTTATCGATATAAGCACCTACCCAAAGGTCGTACCATTTGAGCTGTAGCTTAATATTCAAACCTCTCACCCCTTCCCCGCCAGGCGGGATTCATCTAAATAACAACTTCCGTCTCTGTCGTGGATTCCCACCAAACAATAACTGTTCTTTAATCTGAATTCTCTTTTGTAAGGGTGTTTGTCATTAACTATCCTCATAAATACATCCAGAGGACCTATTGCCTTGTAAAATTCATCTTTGGTCACTTTTTTCATTTGTAATCTCCTTCCTCGGCGGGATTTTATTGCTCCATGTATCTATCTGGAAGTGATTCATATTTTTCTTTGTCTGTATCGATATAACATCGCTTACATTTCGTACAAGCACATTTATCATCCGATGGCTCATTATGTTTACATCCTTCACAAACGCAATATCTATACACTTTATTTCCTCCCCTTACTGCGCATAATTAACAGACTGTTCACTACCACGCTTCCGGTAAATCCGCGTTCAATATATCCTTGACTAGCCCTATAGTCGCCCTGGCCGGTGCATTATGGCGGTATGCTACACATATCAACTCCTCGATAAGGCTCAGTCTGAAGCTATCCGGGTTAAACTCCGGCGGCTGCACCAATGGAAAGTATGGGATCGGCTCATCGTCCTCAGGCCCAAAACCGTCCTCGCGTGGCATTTCCTGACCTATGGGCATAACCATGGGCGGTGTTGGATTAAATGCCTGTTCGTCAGAAGGTGTTCCCGTGCGAAGCTCAACACCCGCGCATTGTGGGCAAAGCCATCCATCGTGGTAGAATCTTTTCTCTCCCAGCACGGCTCCGCAATGGCGACATACTTTTTTCCAAATCGACGGGTCGGGCGTTGGATCCATTACCCCACCTGGCGCATACCGGGAGTCTGGTTTACGGCTTTCATCCTGGGTTTTCGGTTCTGGTTGCGATATACTTGATGTTGCAGACTCCTCTTCCCCCTGATCCGGCTCCTCGCTGCCAAACGTGTCCGGTTCGGGGGTCGGGGTCTGCAATATCGGCACGCCCTCGGCGGTGATTATGTTTTGCTCAACCAGCCACCGTTTTATCGTTGCCCAGCCAGCTCCGAATTCCTTCATGAGCGGGTCAGTTTTGCCACTATGTTTTTCGAATGCCTCTAATAGTTCCGCTCTGGGTGGTGCTTCTCTCTTTGTAGGTGCCACTTCACATTCCTCCCCCTTTAATTTTGTTATCTTAACCTTGGCCAATATTAGGTCGTTGATTAGGATGCTGTCCGGGTACAGTTTTCCTTTGATAGCTATATGCTTACCTGTAACCTGGATAACCTTCCCCATTCTGATCTTTGGCGGCGCTTGTACTCCGCCGGTTGTATGACTATTCACTTCATACTCAATTTCGTCCCCCGGCCTGATCTCGGCCAAATCTATTACCATAGTTCCCCTCACTTCCTCCCGAAATATACTAACGCCAGCACCCCGCACATCAGGCCAGTCGGGTCGAGGTTTGTATAATAAGCAACTGCGCTGCCGACAAATGCCGCTGCGGAAAATATAAACAAATGCTTAATCCCTGTCGGCATAATCCTCACGCCTCCTTTTTGCTACTCCCGTACCACTGCAAGTGCTTACAAAGTCCATCCGGGTTCTTCTGCTTCTCTGGATCCGTGCAGCCCTTTTCGTTCAGTGCCCGCTTCGACAGGTCAATCCCCCTTAACCAACAGTAGGCCACCGGCGGCGGTATTTTAGGCTGAATTATCCCGGCATTTGCAACACCTCCTTGCTGGTTTTTAAGTCCGTTTTGTCATCCCTACCCCCCCCCTGCTTTTCTAAGCAGACGCACCCAGTACAAGAAGAACTCCCACATTCCCTGCAAAAAGTACCATCAGGATGCCACCCTAAACCTTCACTGTGTACGCCTCCGAGTTCGTCGGTATAAATTTCTCTGCCATCATCATCTTTACCCGTCATAACTAGCTCTCCTTTTAAGCCACCCGGCACTTATCGATGCGGACCTTAAGTGTTTGCATTAATCGCTCCTGAGTATTCCCGTTGTATTGTAAAACTTCTAAAATGTCCTCGTCGCGTCCACCTTCCACTATCAATCGATGCACAATAACCTTTTTCGTTTGCCCCTGCCTATCTAATCTCTCAATCGCCTGTAGATACAATTCCAGGCTCCAGGTTAAGCCAAACCAAACTATGTGATTGCCGCCATCTTGGAGATTTAAGCCGTAGGCGCTGCTGGCGGGATGCGTAAGTAATACATCCACATTGCCTGCGTTCCACTCATCTTCATCCGCTACCGTTTTTAACTCCCGCACCTTCAAGCCTGTACCTGCCAGGGCGGCTTTAAGCCTCGGTACATCATGCCGAAAACCATAGAATACTAACGCCGGTTTCCCGTTTAAGCTCTCTATTAGCTCCATAAAAGCTTCGACCTTACAGTTATGGATTTCATGTACTCCTCTATTCTCGTCATAGATAGCCCCATTACAAAGCTGTTGAAGTTTATTAGATAAGGCTGCGGCACTCGGTGCAGCGATAATGGTTCCAGGGTCTACCTCTAAAAGCATTTTCCGTTCCATTTCCTGATAAGCCTTTTGGGCTTTAGTATCCAAAATTACTGAAATATCGTTGTATGTGACGCCCGGTAATTCTAAGTAGTCCTCTTTTTTCAAAACCACGCATATATCACTAATTAAAGCCATAATCGCTTCTTCTGCGCCGGGTTTCGGGGTATAACTAAAACCGTCATAACCGCGTTCAAAATATCTCTCCCGATATCCGCTAAACGTTTTTCCTAAACGTTTACCACCGTCAAGGAGATATATCTGTGCCCATAAGTCCAATAGGCCTTTAGGCGAAGGCGTTCCTGTTAATTCAATAATTCGTTTTTCCCAAGGTTTTATCCAAGTAAGTGCTTTAAATCGCTTTGCCGAAGGATTTTTAAAGCTTGTAGCTTCATCAAGAACTAATTCATGAAACGGCCAAGCGTTGCGATAATAATCAACAATCCAACAAACGTTTTCCCGGTTGATTATATATAAATCTCCTGGGGTATTAAGGGCTCTAATTCTTCGCTTTTCGCTTCCCAACACCTGGATTATTCGTAAATTCTTTAAATGCTCCCATTTTTGCTGTTCTTTATTCCAAGATGATTCAGCTACTTTTTTGGGCGCTACTACCAATGTTTTACCAACTAAAAACCGATTATATTTTAAGTCGTTTAATGCTGATGCCGTAATAGACGTTTTTCCTAACCCTGGATCAAGCCATAATGCTAAAGCATTATCGGTAATCGCGCGCTGTATACAATATCTTTGGTAAGCGTGTGGTTCGTATTTCACTATTTCACTCCCATGCACTGAAAAATAAAATCGTCAACAGCGCTTTTACTGTCCAGAATTAAAACCTGAAATCCCATTTCCCTAATTCGCCGTTGCTGCAGCTCTTGTAAGGGCGTGAATTTCTTCCCCGGGGCTTTTAACTCAACGAATGCAATCATTCCACCGGGAAACATTACTATCCGATCTGGCACCCCTGAATTGCCTGGTGAAACGAATTTATATGCCCTGCCGTTAAATTCTTTAGCTCTATTCCGGAGATATTCTTCGATGGTTTTTTCCCTCACGCGGCTCCGCCTTCTTTCGGCATAAACCAATACTGTATGCCGTTTCTGTCTTCGGAAATGATACCAAGCTCTTTTCTTGCGTCCTTCATAGCTCTTTTATTCAACCCTTGGTCACGTCCAATTATCAAAAGGGTTTTAACATTTACACCGTTTGCGGCTTCAGGAGATTGTAATAAATTTTTAAGTAATACCCTTGCAATATTGGTTTTATCTTCTTGCGTGAGAAAAGGTCCTGAACTCATTGCCGCTCATCATCCCTCTCTTAAAAATTTTGGCCTGTTACATTCTCGGGATTTTTCCTTATGTGCTTCTGTATTAGGTATATTAGGGTATATCTATATCCCCTATTTCCTTTATTTTTATTATCTCTATAGAAAGAATGTAACAAATGTAACAGTAGGTCTTTATCCCGCTACGCACCGGACTTTGAAGTCGTTACATTGAATGTATCAAATGTAACGAATGTATCAATTTTTGTTACATTCTCTGTTACATTCTCGGAGAATGTAACAGGAGTTTGTAACAAATGTAATAGCCTTGAATAACCTCTTTGTAAACCGTAAGCTTTCCCGAATTGTCGGCCATTGCGGTCCTTCTTCCAGCCTTTCAGGTTATCCAGTATGTTATTGATTTCTACGGCGTCTGATCTACGCATCATACTGATATCTTTGTAAAAACACTCGCACCAGACTTCTGCAGCACATATTCTATCCCGTAAAACAGTATCGGATTTTGTTTTCTCAAACTCACCAGACCAGTACATACGTCGTTCATTTACAGACCGGCTGGCCCAATTCGCAGGTATTTCCCTGTCCACGAACTCGCGTATGATGCCCTCTTTCGCATTGCTCTCCCTGTGCGCTTCCTGTTCCTGTAAGGAAATTGCTTCCGCTTCTCCTGTAAGATATAAAGGCTCTCCCAGTTGCCAGTATACAAAGGCTTCTGCCCATATTTGATTAACCTCGCCTTCTAATTGAGTAAAAATGTTTTTTGTAGGCGGCTGCAGGCCAACGTCCACCGGCCAGAATCTTCTATTGCCCGTACGGTCCCTAAGGAATTCACTGTCATTGGTGGTTCCGAAGAACACGCAGCGGCGCGGGTAAAGATTAGTATGTCGTCCATACGGCTCTCTGAAAATGTCCTCCGTACGGCTTAAGAACTGCTTCACGGCATTTGTTTCTGACCGGGACATGCCGCTAAGCTCACCCAGCTCATTAATCCATACGCCCTGGATCATTTCCGCAGCTTCCTTGCCCTCAAACGTCTGCAGGCTATCGGAGTACCAACGACGGCCTAACAGACGTAACAGGGTGCTTTTGCCTATCCCCTGCGGTCCGGCTAATATTGGCATGTAGTCATATTTAACCCCTGGGGTCATAGCGCGGGCCACGGCTGCGGCCAGGCTCTTGCGTATTACTGCCCGGGAATAAACATTATCTTCAGCCCCCAGGTAGTCTATAAGCAGAGTGTCCAGGCGTTTAACACCGTCCCAGTGTAAGCCAGTCAGGTATTCCTGAACATCGTTAAATTTATTTTTATGGGAACAGAGGGTCATGGCGGCGTACATGCGCTTATCGGCTATCTGGATGCCGTAGACGTGCTCCAGGTGGTGAAGCATACCGGCGTCGTCCGGATCACCCCATACCCGTCTTTCCGTCCTGCTGTCCCACGGCAGCGCACCCAGGGCCAGGCCCCTGTTGGCGAACTCGTCAAAGGCCAGCTTACCTTTAAGCAGAGGATCGTTCTCCAGGATCACCAGGACGTTGTTAATAGTTTTGGTAGGAACGCCTGTAGTAGAACTGACCTGCAGTTTGCTTATCCAGTTTGCAGTATAAGTCGGGTCGGTGTTAAATTCCTGCGTGGCCTTCTCATAACGCTCCTGGTTGAGCAGCGCGGCGATGTAGGTATCTGATACTACAAATTCACACATAGCTAGGTAGGACGGTAGCTTATTTGTTGGAGTATCCGGCTTGGCATCGTCGTCTTTATCGCTGAATTTATGAAGCCGGATAAGATCAAAAGCGTTAACCAGTTTGCCGCCTGCCGGGTCCGTTGCGTGGTGGCTGTAAAGGAATTGCCCGTTATCATAAATCACTGCGCCGCCTACTGTGCTACCTTTGGTATAGGTAAACCGCCCCGGGTCGTTTTCACAAGGCTCGTATATCCCAGGGAGGAAAGTGTCCATAGCCTGGTAGATATCGTACGTCTTGCAAAACGCTCCCACGATACCGGACTTGGCCGTAGGATCGCCTTGTTTGTCCGCCAACCTTTGATTGTTTTGGGCTCCAGGCACTTCCGGCCACTCTGCCACGTTGCGCCAGTTCGTATACATACCCAGGATGCCGTCAGTGTCCAGGAAAGCTTTGTCCCCGTACTGATACACATATTGGCTGTCAGCGCTGCAGCTGGGCCAGTACATAAGTCGGTGCGTCTCGAAGGTCGTAGGGTCGCATAGCTCAATGCCTATAATGCTGGCCAGTTTACGAGATAAAGGTTGATATTCGTCCGCTGTGGCTGTCCTATTCAACGGTACCAGGATACGTAAGCGCGGCCTGGCCTCTTCATGCTTCCGAGTGGAGTACACGGCGTAGGCGCAGCCCAGGCTTTCTATCCGGCGTAAAATGTTTTGCGTGTCGCCCGGCTGAATGTTGTCTAAGTCCAGAGTGATAACGTCCCTGCCGGTAACGTTGCTTACCTTACGCCGGTTATTAAGCAGTGTGCCTGCTACAAAGCCCCCCACGTCCTTTAGATCGTCCTGTTTGGACTTCGGAAAGCGCAGGTATTCGGCTAATGTCTCCGTCCCTCTGGCCGGGGTCTTAAGACGATCTACCAGCTCCGACCAATAAAGGGTCTGAGTAGGCCAACGCGTGGCCTTACGGCTATTTCCGTATGAGATCGATATCTGTCGGTCATTATTTATGAGCACGGAGCATAACTCCTTTAACTGTTTATAGCAGCTTTTTTCTTTCTGCTGCGTTTGCTTTTACGTTTTTGTTCATTAATTTTGTTGTATAAATCAGCAATTATAATACCTGTCCTGGTCAATTCGGCGTCGTTCTGAATTAAATGCTGTTGATTTAACCTGGCCAGTTGCGCACGGGAAACTGGAATTAAATTATCTAAATCAAAATTACGGTGATTTCCATCCCCGAATATAATCACATGCCCTTTGGGTACCGGGCCATTGACAGTCTCCCAGATTAATATGTGCTTGGCTTTCCAGTTCTTGTTCAATTTGCCGTCCGCAATTTTTAACTCTGTATACCCATCCTTGCTTATTCTTTCGGTCCCGATCGGCACCCAGTTGTGTGACTTATTGCCCTTCTTAAACTGGGTGGCTTTGCATCCTTCATAGGTAATCCCCTTTTTACCTTTGTTAAAAGGGACATTGCCTTTGGGGAAATAGCCGGTAATTCCGCTGTTTAGCTTATGCCGGCTGTACCATGCTTTCATCTGTGAATGCGTGTAATTTGTCCCGAACGTCTCATTTAGTTTTGTTGCCATTTCCTTTGGGCCGACTCCGGCATAATTTTCTTTGATGAAGTTTTTAATTTTATGAGGATATATCCAGGACGGTCTTCCAACCGTAATACCGCGGCGCCCGCTTTTTAATTTATGGTTCGCTTTATAGCACTTCATTTTGTCCTCGGTAAAGTCTGTACCGAACCTATCATTGACTAATACAGCAAGGTCTCTGTTGGTAATCCCGCGAACATTCTCAGCTATAAACCTTTTCACTTCTTCGGAATATTTTTTCACTGGCTATCCCTACTCCCCACAAAAGGCTGCGCGTAACATCGGGGGCATTTTTTTATCGTCGTTATTTCCGTCGCCGTACTCATACATAAGAGACTTTGCTTTTAATACCAATGATCCGTTTGAAATAATTTGAGTTGCAATATCTGAAATAGCTTTTGCCCTGTTAATCTCCGCAGTAAGCTTTTCGCCGGTCAAATCTTCCTCCCCCAAGCGTTCAAGCTGTGCGAATAAATGGTTATTTAAGTCACCTAAAGTGTTTTGCATATACTCGCCTACTTTCTTTAAGAGGTCTTTGCATCTGGTATATCTCGCCAACCTACTCCAATGTAATCAAGAACCTCTCCCCAGCCATACTTTCTACCGGTTTTCTCGTTGGTAACGCAAGCATACATCCAGAAGTTCCATTCTTTTGGATTATCCTGCCGTAATCTATCAAATCGGTGAGGTCTTTTTTCAATGTGGATACCAAAACCGCACATCGTACAGCCTGTCCTCTGTGCTCTCGTAGTTCTTAAGGCACCGTTAGGATCCCGAACAATTTTTCCGTATATCTCAGGAACTGGTACTTTTAGATCCAGGGCCAATTGTAAAATATCCTGACGATTGAAGATTGCAAAGGGACACGATCTAATTACGGTTTTTCCATAATAGTTACGATGCTTTTATCTTCGAGGCTTGATACCGACACCCCGGGAATGTTTTTACTAATGAATTTTCTTAAGAAAATTAATAGGGTTATACTGTCTAATCCACCTACGCTACAGAACACGTCCCCCCCATGTGATTATAGAATTCTCGGGCTTTTATCTCAGCGTGCCGCACCTTGGCTTCATAAGGCAAACTTTGCTTTTGCCTAAATTCATAAGGTTCCGTTTTTAACAACTCCTTTCTTGAATCGGTCTTTATCTATTAGCTTTGAAAAAAGCTTGGGCAAAGCCCGGTGGCGTAATTGCTCTTAAAGCAGCTCTGTTTAAACCTAATCCCCGGTATTCTTCTGGTACTATTGGTGCAGAATAGGCCCTGCCATTTGAGCGGCCATTAGGAAATTTTTTGATTAAATCATCTGGTTTATTGAGTACTGTTTTGATGGGTTCTTTAAAATAGCCCCATATATCCGTAGGCTTTATCCCTTCATCTCCGAATTGCCATTGTTCAAACGTATAATGTGGTATACCTAAAAACTGCCTTAGGAAGCCTTTCGGATTTTCTAACGCCCAAAACTTTAACCCCCCCCCCCCGCAATCTACA